CGAGGCGGGCCTCGACGGTGACGTCGGGCGCGGTCACTGGTAGCCCCACAGCGTGCCGGGGGTGTCCCACGCGTACGGGTCACCGGGCGGATTCCATATCGGGATCGTGTTGCTACCGACCGCCGGCGTGGTCTCCACCGTCATCAGCCACGCCTCGCCGGGGGTGATGTTGTGCGTAATCGTGACGATGATCGTGTTGACGTCCAACCGTTGCACGGTGTCGTCGGCGGCGCGGTAGTCGTGCAACCATCGCAACAGATCGAACAGCCGCCACCGGGCGGCCCGGTACATGTCGGGATCGGCCGGTGTCGTCAGATACAGATCGAACGATTCGACACGCACCCGGGCGGCGCCGAGCGCGCCGACGAGGTGGGCGGCGAGGGTGTCGCCCTCGAGCTGTGTCGTCCACTGTTGCCCGGTGTCGGTGATCACCCGCCGCCCGATCGCCCCCGCCGGGGATTGGGCGCGGAGGTGGGCGACGTTCTCGAGCACGACCGTGTCGGCGGCGGCGGTGTCGTTCGTGGACAGCACGGCGTCCCACGCCACCGAGTCGGCGGTGCACACGTTCGCCGACACGATCGGCACCTCGGTCTGATCGGTGCGCCCGGCACGCCACGTGCGAGCGTACGAGCGGAGCGTGCCATCGGCGTCGGCGAACAGCACGCCACCGTCACTCGCGACGACGGTTTGCATTTCCTCGAGCGGCGAGTCGCTCGTGGCTTGCGCGGTGAGCGTCACCGCCCCGGCGGCGAACGAGCGCCCGACCGAACCCTTCCCGGCCGCCAGTACGATCGCCTCGAGGCGGGCCGCCGGTGATTGGCCGGCGACACCCGGCGTGAACGTGCCGATCGGTTGCGCCAGATCACTGAAACTGTCGAACGCCTCGACCTCGACGGTGGCGCCCAGATCATCCCACCGTGTGATCGTGCCGCGAAACAGCGGATCGGTTTCCCCGGTGTCACGCTCGAGCGCCCAGATCACCAGCTCGTACCCGGGCCCGCGCCCGGCGAGCGTCCCGTCGCTGTTGTACCGCGACCAGTTGCCGTGCCGGTTGTCGAGCGACACCGTTGCCGTGCCGGCGGCGAGATGCCCATTGTCGTCGGGGTGGCCGGTGTCGGTTTCGAGGCCGTGCAGATCGCATGTCGCGTCGGTGAAACCGGGCACGGTGTCGGCGTCGTACTCGAGCACGTCGTCGTAGACGGCGGCCGGGTCGTCGTACACCTCGACCGGGCGGGCGCCGGCGATCGCCACTACCGGGCGGATCGGCCAGACGTCGAGCGCCGGGTCGCTGTGCAGCACGACCGGCGGGAGCGGGCGGTCAGCGACGCGCATAGTTCACCGCCATGTAGCGGCGCCCGTTGCGGCGGCTGTTGACACCGAGCGCCCGGGCGATATCGCCGTGGCGGGCGCCACGCGGCAAGTTCACGGTGATCTGTTGCGCGGCCGGTGCCGGCGAGCCGGTCGCGGCGCCGGGTACGACCGAGATCGCCTCGTCCAAAATCGTCGTCCCGCCACGGGTCACGATCTTGAGCCGCGACGGTAGCTCGGGATGTATCTGCATGCGCAACGGCCCCTTGGCGTCGATCCGTCGCTGCGCGTCCAGAAACGCTTTATCCACGTTCGTCGGATCGACCTCCTGCACGAGCGCCTCGATCTCGATCGGTGTCAGCCCGGCGGTTTCACCGGCGCGCACGATCGAATCCTCGACACCGCGCATCTGCTCGACGGTCAGCGCGCCCTCTTTCTGAATGGTCTTTTGGGCCTCGACCATCGTCGATTTGAAATCCTCGATCGCCCGTTTGGCGTCGAGCTTGTCGTTCAACCGTTGCATACCCTCGGCGGCGTGGTCGGCGCCGGCGGCGACCTCGTTGCCCATCTTCGTCCCGGCCGCCCCGGCGTCCTTCAGCGCCGGTCGCAAGATGCCGAGCGCGTCGGCGATCTCGCCGTTCTTCTTCGTCGTGTCCACGAGCACACCGTTCGTTTCGACCCACTTCTTGCGCTGGTCCTCGATCGTGTTCGTGGCGTTAATAACTTTATTAAGGGTGTCGCCGGCGTAGGCGTTGCCGATCCATTTCTGCACCTCGACCAACGCGTCTTTCTGCCCGGTGATGTGCTCGACAATGTCGCGCGTCGTCAGGCCGAGAGTGCGGCCGGCGTCGATCGCATCCTGATACATGTCGGCGAACTTGGTCGCCGCCGCCTCCCGGTTGCCATCAGAAATCAAGCCGATCAGCTCACGCTGTTTGTCGATCATCTCCTGCGTTTTGCGTTTCGCCTCGTCCTGATGTTGCTTGTACAGCGTCCACGCTGCGGCGGCGCCGGCGACCACGAAACCCAAACCACCGACCACGGCGCCGAGCCGTTCGGCTTGTTCGGTACTGGCGCCGAGCTTGCTCGCCGCGCCCTGCACGGTGTCGGCCAGCCCGTCCATGACGCCACCGAAATCGGAGGCGGCCGACGAGGCGTCGCCGAGCGGGCCGGTGAGATCGGCGATGGCGTTGCCGCGCAAACCGGTACCGCCGCCGGAATCCACCCGGTCGAGCTTCTCCGACGCCTCGACGGCCTTGGCGCCGGTCTGCTCAAGCTCGGTCTGCAACGCTTTCAGATCGCCCTTGGCCTGATCGATCTTGGCCTTGATCACGAGCACGGTGTCGTCGTGCGACAACCGCCCGGCGGCATCGGCAACATCAGCGATATCGCTCGTGGCGGCGGCGGTGTCGGCGGTGACCTCGACCTCGGGCGACAACTTCTCGAGCTTGGCGGCCTCCCCGGCGACGTCCTCGAGCTTGTCGCTCGCCTCGTCGCGGGCGGTGATATCGATTTGAATCTTGGGATCGTTGCCGGCCATCAGCGCACCGCCTCACCGGCGAGCTGCACAAAAACCACCGGGACCAGTTGCTCGGAACGTTCGATCACGGCGACCCACGCGCCACGGCCACGGGTGCCGGGATGGTGCACGACCATCTTGCGCATCGGGCCACGTTTGCGGCGCCGGATCGTGTGCGGCGCGGTACCGCTCGTGACCCAAACCCACGGGCCGGCGGGTACACCGGTGATGAGGATCGCCCGACCGTGATCGATCGGGCGTATCGACTTGTCGCGGGCCCGCAGTTTGATCGGGCGGCGATGTTTGCCGGCCATCGTCCCGTCGCCGGTGACGTGGCGGGCGGCGTCGTCGGCGACGCGTTTCACGAGCCGGGCGGCGGCGATCAGTCCGGCGTCGGGAATCTTGGCGACGTCGGCGGCGATGCGGTGCAGATCAATCGAGGCGCGGCCCACCGCGTCACACCTCGAGGCGATCGGCCTCGGCCTCGGTGGCGGCGACGGCCGGGGTAGCGAACGTCGGCGTGCCCTGCACTTGCCACGCCACCGGCCCGGCGAGCGCGACCACGCCCATATCGCCGGCGAAACCGACCGGTGCAACCTCGACTTGCCCGGTGACTTTCAGCGTCGCGTCCGACGTCGGCGAGTACTCGAAATATTTGATCTGCCCGGCGTTCTCGTTGGCGTAGTTGGCGAGGCCGCCACCGGTCCCACCCCAATCCTGCAACCACGTCAAATTGAGCTGCCACGCCACCGGCACCTTGAGCTGTTGCACCTCACCGGTGCACCCGGTCGCCGGTGTCGTGTTGTAGGCGAGCACCGGGTCACACGACGCGTGCGTCACCTGACACTGGTACTCGGGGGCGGTGGCGATCGAGGCGGCGTCGTCGGCGAACTTGATCGAAATGTTCTCGGGAATGAGACGTGTCTGGGTCATGGCTGTTTTCCAATCCGGTTAGCAGGGAAGTCCGCGGGCGACGGTGAATTGATAGAGCAGAGCGGTGTGATCGACACCGGCGACCTGCACGGTGCCGAGCGTGGCGGTACGGCCGGCGATCGCCACATTGCCGAGCGCCGAACCGGTGATCGTGTCGAGCCGATCGTGCGCGTCGGCGATCGCCATTTCCTCGGCCGGCGCGGTTTGCGGGGCGATCACGGCGACCACCTCGACCGCCACCTGGCCGGAGGCGTTGCGATCGCTACCGGTGAAGCTCGAGGAGAACTGCGGCCATACGGCCGGCACCGAGGTTTGGTCGGGTCGGCCGGGCCACACGGCGAACGGTGACGGCGTGAACGCCGCGGTGATCGCCACGGCGAGCGCCTCGAGCAGCTCGGCGATGGTCACGCGACCGGCCAGCTTTCGCGGCCGAGCGCGTCGAGCAGGATCGCCACCGGTTCGGTCGGATCACGCGACAGTCGGCCGACGTAATCGTTCACTTGGAAGTAGCCGCCCGGTGTCGAGGGGCGGCGCCACGCGTCCATTGCGATCGTTGTCGCCGCCTCGACCACCACGGCGGGCCACGGTTCGGCCGGCAACTTGGCCGCGACCGTGGCCGCGCCGTAGTAGCTATCGACCACGGCATCGGTCGCCGAACAGACACGCTCGAGCCGCGGGTCGTCCACCGCGACACCGAGCAGTCTGGCGACCTCGGCCGGGTCGGCGTAATGGGCGCGTTGCCCCGGTACGGTCACGTCACTCTTTCGCCCTCGAGCGGGCCGCGGTGACGACGGGCGACGTCTTGACGACACCGAGCGGCACGGTGATACCGGTCGTGCCCATCCCCCAGATCGCCGCGTCGGTGCCGAGCTTGGCGACGTCCTCGGCCGACACCAAAAATGGGCCGTCCTCGTACCAGCGTGCGGCGTCGCTGTTGCTGATGATCATGTCGCCGGGTGCCATCCCGGGCGCCTCGACAATCTCGAGGCCGGAGACATTGATCCGCAGCGTGCTCGCCGAGGTCGTGCCGGGCACGTTCTGTGTGCCGTACTGCGGCGGTTGCAACCACGGCTTGGCGCCGATCGCGGCGAACATATCCGGTGCGGCGAGCACCGCGTCAGCCGGGCGCCCGGTCGCTTTCTTCACCTTGGCGGAGGCCTCGAACAGCGCGGCCTTGAGCACGGCGCCATCGGTGTCGGCGCCGGCCGGGTCATAGACCACCGTCGCCCCGGCGCCGGCCACGAGGTCGGCGTCGAACGTCATCTCGGTCACCAGCGCATACGAGGTTTGCAACAGCCGGTTGTACGCCTCGAGATACGACGGGCTCGAGCGTCGCTGCAACTGGTAGCTCACATCGGAACCACCGGCGAACGTGCGCAGCGTCGCCTGGCCGCGCAAGAAGTTGACGACAACCGAGGTGATCTCGGTTTTCTGTGCCACTTGCTCGCCGACCAGCGTCGTGAGATCGCCGTTGTAATACGGCCAATAGATATCGAGGCCGGTATCGCCCGCGGAGGCCGGGCCGCCCATCGCCGTGATGCCGGGGCGGCCGGTGTCCACGATCCCGAAAATGGTCGACAGCCACGACGGCGGGACCACGCCGGGATTGTTCGGCGTGATCTGATTGGCGAGCGCCCGGGCGATCTCGCGGTGCTGATGGTAGGCGTCGGTGAACGCCCGGCCGATCGCCTCGGCCTCGGCCCGCGGTGCCTGGCGCACGGCGACGAGCATCTCGATCGGCGAATTGAACCGGGCCAGCGGGTGCACGGCGCGGCGTTCTTGGCGTTGCAAACCGAACCGGGCCACCTCGGTACGCACGAGCTCGGCGATCGCCGCCCGGCCCGTGGTCGTGTCGCCCTCGGCCGGTGTCGGCGGGATGATGTTGCCGTTTTCGTCGCGGCGGATCGGGTTGCCGTTCTCGTCAAGCTCGGGCTCGTCGTCGTCGTCGTCGGGCGGCGTTTCCGGTGCGGCCCGTACCGCGGTCACGAGCGCGCCGGCGTAGGCGGGTGTCTGCGGCGGCAAGATCACGGCGAGCCCGGTCAACATCGCCGGCCGATCGGCCGAGCGCACGACCACGCCCGTGTCGTCGGCGATCTGGTCGGCGTCGGCGACGTCGGCCTCGATCGACACCGCGGCGCGCACACCGAGCGCGGCCAGCTCGTGAATGCGGCGGCCCTCGTCGGTGGCGAGATGAATCACACCGTGCAAACCGTCAGCGGCGGCGGTGATGTTGCGGGCGACACCGACGAGCGGGCCACGCTCGAGGCCGCGCGGTGTCTGCACGTGCGAGCCGTACACCGGCACCGTGTCGCCCTCGGCGACCAGTGAGCCCGGTTCCCAGAGTTCCCGGTAGCTCGAGCGGCCGTCGTCGGTGACGTCGGCGACGGCGCCCCACGGTACGAGCACCGCCTCGAGGGTATGCCCGGCGAGCGTCGTCGGCGCGGTCGGTGATTCGCGGGCGATCGTGACGCGGGTCGCCGTGGCGGCGCGGGCGATGGTACGGCGAGTGATGGTCATGATGCTTTCCTCCGGTGTTGCGATGTTGGCAATGCACGAATAGCGGCCGGCGCCGGTGCGGCGGCGGTGAGCGGTGGCAGATTGGCGGTCGCGGTGCGCACCTCGTCGATCGTTAACCACGGTTGGCCGGCGAGCGCGAGCTGGTAGTACTGGCCCTGGGTTGCCAGATCGGGCTTGACCAGTTTCGAGGTGTCGAATTCGGCCTCGGTGCCGTGCCACATCAGATCGCTGAATCCGGCCTCGATCTTGCACAGATACGGGCCGAGCCCGATGGCGCGCCACTTGACGAACTCGCCCTCGGTCGTGCTGTACGTCAGCGAGTCGCCGCCGCCGACGTTCACGATCGACGGCATCACACCGAACGCCCGGGCGACTTCGGCGTTCATGTATTCCATTGATTCGATCAGTTGCGATTCGACGGCGTTCGTGCCCACCGTGTCGAGCGTGGCCCCGTTGTCGATCACGGTCGGTTCATGGCGGCGGCCCCACGAGCTGATCAATTGCGATTTCAGTTTGGCGGTGTCGTCAGGGTCGAGGCGGCGGGCGACCATCAGGGCGATCGACGGAAACCCGGCCTCCCAGAACGAGCCGGCCATCTCGTACAGCGCGGTCAAGAACTCGACGGCGCGCCAGCAGTCGTTGATCGGCGACAGGCCGGGCGAACCGGCGTACGGCACCGCGTACGGTATCCAGATCACCGAACCGGGGTCGGGGCCGATCGTGAAGTATTCGCCGCCGATCGACACGTCCACGATCCGCCCGTTCACATCAAACGAGGGGGTGCCACGGTTGGCGTCGATCACTTGGCACGCGTTCGGCCACCCGTCCGCGGCCCACGCCACCGGTTGTAGCCAGACACGGCCCCACCGGGTCAAGTTGTCCACGATCCGCGACATAGTGAGCCAGCGCGATTCGAGCGGATCGGGCCGGACCACGATCGGCGGCTGCACGCCGCGTGGTTGGCCGGCGGTGATGGCGATCAGCGGGAGCTGTGCGACGGTGTCGGCGAGCACCCGCCGGCACGCGACCACGATCGGTAGTTCCCACGGCGTCAGATCGCCCGGCGAGTACGCGGCCGACGTCGCGTCGGCGATGAGCGCGGCCAACCGTGACTCGGCGCGGGCGATCTGACGGCGGCGACGCACCCGGGAATTGGGTGCAGTAACTACTTTCTCGGTCAAATACCGACCGGATCGGGCGCTGTAGTGCGATCTGCGGGCCTCGGCGGGTCGAGATGGGTCATAGGTGCGGGCAAACCGCCTCGGCGAACGTGAACGGGTTACGAGATGGTCGGCGCGGCCCGATTTTGGTCGGACCACGTCCACCGGGCCAGCGATCCGGCCAACCACGGCAGGGCGGCCGGCTCGCGGCGGTCCCAGAGCCACGCGCCGAGCGCGCCACGGCGGCGGGCCTTGGCGGCGGCCTCGGCCATCACCGGGTCGGGTCGGTGCCAGACGAGCCCGGCGAGCGTCGCGTCATAGAGCGCGCCGGCGCCCGACGTGACGGCGCGGGTCTGTTGCGGTTGACAGTTGGCGGCGAGGTCGAGCAGATCGGGGGCCAGCGCGCCGACCGGGCCGGCGGCATCCCAGACGACGGCGGCGACACGATGGGCGCGGGCCAGCTCGCCGACACGCCCGACAACCCACGGGCCGTGCGGGCGGTCCTCGACCACCTCGAGCACGCACCCGCGCCCGGCCGGGTCGGTGCCGGCGGCGACGATCACGAACCGGTCGCGGTCGATCGATAGCTCGAGGCCGAGCACGACCGGTGAACCGAGCACGGCGGCCGGGTCGGCGGTGGCGGCAAACGCGTCCACGAGCGCGTTATCGACCATCGCCTCCGGCCATACACCGAGGTACTCGGCGGCGAACCGATCCGGCGGCATTGATTCCCGATCAGCACGAAGCGCGTCGATATCCACGTGGTAGCCGAGCCCCGGGTGCCACTCGGCCCACCGGGTCTCGTCGTCGAGATCGGCGCCGTCGGGCGCGCCATATTCGAGATAGCAGACTTGCGAGTCGGGGTCGGCGACCGATGCCCGGCCGATATCGCGCCACTTGCGCAACCACCCGGCCGACATGTCGCCGGCGTTCGACACGATCCAGAACTGACCACCGTGCCCGGTCGCCTGGGTCGGGAACGCGGCCGCCTCGAAATCTTCACCGGCCAATAGCGAGAATTCGCGGGCCTCGTCCACGAACGCCAGATCGGAGGCGAACGAGCGCATCGCGTCGCCGTCCGGTGGCAACAGCCGCACGATTGAGCGGTTGTGTTTCCACGTGATCGCCTCGGAACCATTCGATCGGCGCAACGCGAGGTAGCGCGGGTGCAGCGCCGAGCCCTCGAGCGCCGGGAACCAATCGTCGCGCCACATCGCCGCCGAGGTTTCGCGACGGTGCGAGGCGTAGAACGCTCGGGCCATGCGGCGGCGGCGGGTGACGGCCAGCGCGTAGCCGAGCACCAGTTTCGTTTTGCCGGCGCGGCGCGGCACGATCAGCACGACGCGGCGATAGCGGAACCGGCCCCGGTCGGTGAGCGTGCCGGCCAGATTGGCGGCGTGTGTCTGCCACGGTATGAACCGGGTACCGATCAGCGAGCACGCTGCGGCGGCCTCGGCGCCGAGCGTCGCGCTATCGGAGGGTGGGATCGTCTGCCACAGCGGCGAACAGACTCTCGAGGCTGTTGTCGTCATTGGGCGTGTCCGGTCGTGCCAGTAGGTGAGTGAGCACGCCGTGGTAGCGGGCCACGAGCACACCGCGCACATAGCGTGACTCGGTCGGGTCGGCCATCGCCGCGTCAAGTTCGTCGGCGGCGACACGACACAACGCCACGAGCCCGGCGTCGATCTTCTCGAGGCGGCCGAGGTGGCGCATGGCGGCGATCGTGTCGTCAAAACCGCGTCGGCACCGACCACGCGAACGATTCGCTCGGATCGGGAAAAGTGTTTCCTGATTCGCCACGATCAGATCGTAACTACCTTGACGTTCACGGTTCACGCCCGATCGGGGGAGAGAAAAGTTGACAGTGGCGGGGGTACAACGTCGCGCTCGTCAAAGAACCGGCCCCCCTCGAGCAGCACAAGCCGCCGAGCGACGGCGGGCCGATACCGCGCCAACCGACCGAGCGCGGCTACCGCCGGCGCGCCGCGGGCGAATAGTACCGAGCTGAACGCGGTCCGACCGGTGTGCGGCGGCTTGTCGCCGGTGGCGTTGTCGTACTCGATCCGCCCTCGCGGTACGAGCACGGCGTCGGCGGCCTCGAGCGCCACGTATGGGCCTCGGCTTGATAGGTCGGCGCGCACGAGCAGCACGGCGTCGGGGTGGTCGGCGAACCGGCGACACCACGGTAACGGATTACTAAACGGCGGATTACACCACACGAGGCCGAGCCACGGTTGCTCGAGACCATTGTCTGACTCGGTGAACCATCGGTGAGCGGGCACGTTCGGCGCGCCACCGGTCGGCGCGCATACGTCTAGATCGAACGTCAGCCCGAGGCCGTCGAATACCCACGCCGGGGTAAACCAGCGATCGCGCGATAGCTCACGATCGGCGACGGCGAATAGGCGCACACGATCACCGGCCGATCAGTTGCCGGAGCGCGGCGAGCGCCACGACGGCCACCTCGATTAGCAGTA